GATGCCACCATCGGCAAAGCCTCCCTTTGTGGTGTTCTTGATGGTCGATGCTGCGCCGACAAACGTCGCCAAGCCCGTAGCCGCAAACCCAAGCCACGCAACCGGCCCCAACTTCGCAGCCTTCGCCGTTGCCTCGGCATACGCCAGTGCCAACGTCGCCACGGCCTGCATCGCCGTTCCGATGATCCTCGCCGTCGGGTCTTCCAACCCAGCCAACGCCCCGCCAACGGTCGAGATGCTTCCTGCCACCAAATCCCACGTCTCGTGCAAGCGTTCCGTCCGCTCGGCCAGAGTCTCGATGGCGTCTGCGAATTTTTCCTCAATGGCGATGTCCTCTTCTGAAATCAGCGACTCCTGAATGATAGGCGCATCCTTCAGTTCGCTGTTGATGGTGTTGGCCAATGCTGTATAATAGGCCATGCCGTACCATTCGGCATATTGCTCCGGCGTAAGCCCTTTCTGTCCGCCACCAGTGGCACCACCGCCACTGCCAGTTACACGCTTTTGGCCAAGGGCGCGAACGAGCTGCCGATCAACTTGTGATACCTCGTATGCTGTCGATTCTGCTGTCTTACCAAGAGCTTGCAATTCGGCCAGTTTGTTGTCGTTCAGCTTGCGCAGCATTTCGCCGAGGGCTTCGGCTTCGTTGGCGGCGACCTTGACTTGGTAGGAATAGCCCGTACCCTGTCCGAACATGCCGCCTGCCTGGTACCTGTTTTCGACACCCGTCAGCGGTAGGTTCTTTAGTGCCTTATAGTCGCCGTAGCTTCCGCTCAGTGCCTTGCGCAGCATTTCCTCATTGACACCACGTTTCTCGGCATAGTCCCTGATAGCCGCATCGTAGGCTGTCTGCTCGTAGTTTTGCCGCTCAGACAGCTGACCTTTCAACGCTTCAGCGGCAGCCCTCACGGATTCCTTGCTGCCCGTTCCCTCACGAAAAGCCGTGATAGCCTCCGTGAATCCCGTGCGGGCCTTCATCTCATTAATCTGGTTGAAGGCGTTGAACGTGCCGAGCTCGTCGAGCGCGTCATAGGCTGCACGGGCGGCATTCACTATGTCGTTGATGTTACGGATGTAGCCGCTGATGTTACCAGTGTTGAGCGAATTAAGGAAACCGTCATAAACGGACTGCGCCGACTTTGTGACACGTCCCCATTCATCGACTATTTTCTCGTTGTTTTTGAAAGCGTCCCCAGCCACCTTGACCGCCGTCGTCACGGCTCCAAGCGCAAGCCCAAGAGCCGACACCTTCTTCATATCGATACCCAACGACTTTGTGAAGTTGTTGAACGTCCGCTGCGCCTGCTTGATCTTCTTTTCGTAGTCGTTGGTCTCAGCGGTTAGCCTTACTATGCTCGTTGCCTTTCCCATATTCTATTGATTGTTCATTTCTTCGTTATACACAGCCGCGAACTCCTGCTCGAATGCCTCGGCAACAACCGCTGCTGCTGTGTCGAGATGCCACGGGGCCGTTCGCTCAAACATGCCACGCGGAGCAATCGCGCCACGGTTGCCGAATCGGGTGTGGCGTTCGACGGTTCCGCTATTAATAAAGCGCAAAATGAAGCCGCGATCCTTTCCGTAGTAGGTTTGAAGGTTGTATGTGCGGTCGCTCATCGGGATGCGGTTGCCGCCATGATGGTGAGGGTCGGTATCGACAATCCGCTGACGGATCAGCTCGTATTTGGCACCGGCCTTGCGTGCCGCGAGGATGGAAACGTTACCGCCGAGAATCTGCTTATAGACTGAGTGCTTCACGGCACGGTACGCCTTCCGCGGGTCATTCTCCAAAGCGTTGTGAACGTCCGCTGCTGTTCGGTTCCTGGCCGCCTTCAGTTCGCGGCGGATTATAGCCTGCAAGCGCTTACGGGTATCTTTGTCCGACGTCAGCATTCGGGCCAACGCCTTCAGGTGTGCCTCCGCTGCCGCCTCGTTGACCTCGACGCCCAGCATGTCATTCCCGCCAGCCGCGCCGACACCAGCCGACCTCGTTCCAGCCCCCGTCCCGTTGATATAATCAGACAGTCTTCCCATACAAAAAAACCCCGCATTCGCTGCGAGGGTTTACCCAAAACAAAAAAGGCGGGCATCCCTGCCCGCCTTTCTTAATTATATATGTATATGCCTTTAGCTCTCTTCGTCGTAGCAGATGTAGCGCACAAACGCCTTCTCGCTGCTGTGTCCCGTTGCCCTCAGTATCTTGCTCCGTGGCACGTTGCGCAGCGTATTTATGGTCGCAAACGACCGCCGTGCGCTGTGCGACGATATAAGCTGATACCTCCGTTTCGTCTCTCGCATGATGACCCCGTTTATCTTGTTGTCGATATACACCTCGTCCATGAAGTCCTCGCCGATGTGCCGCAGCAGCTCATGGAGGTAGGTGTTGTAGTTGTTGATGTCGCCGCTGTACGGCGCACGGTAGCCGTACTTCTCCAGGATGGCGAACGTGATACGGCTGTCAATGCTTAACGAGTTAATCGGCACGAAGCACTTGTTTCCTGTCTTCTGCTGCACGATGGAGAACTGCCCGTTGCGAAAGTTCTCCGGGCTGATCCGAACGAGGTCGGAATACCTCTGCCCAAGGTTGCAGCCCAGCACAAACATGTCACGCACCTTCTCCAACGTCTCGATTTTATTCTTCCGCAGTTTTAGCACTTTCTTCGAGCGGAAGCTGTACGCCGCTTCCCGTCCTATCTTGAAATGATAGATGTGGCTTATCTCATCCGGCGTCAGCGAAATTTTGCTGGGTATATAGTTGGGGATGTCCACTTCGCTGTAACTCGGATTCAGCTTCACCCCGTACTTCGACGACCAGTTCAGTACCGCAATCAGGTTCGCCTTCACGTGCCCGATGGTCGAGTACTTCAATCCCTGCTCCGCCAAAAACGGAATAAAATGGTTCCAAAACACGCTGCTCACCATCGCCGGCATAATCCTACACCCGAACTGCTGCTCAATATCTTTCAGCTTATTCACGAGCATTCGGTAGTTCTGTTTGATTTTCGGATGCGACCTGCTTTTGATCTCGCACATCTTCTCGATGCACTCAATCACCGAACACCCACTCAAATCCAGCGCAAACATGTCACCCATGCTCACCTTCAAATACTCACGGAAGCCGTTGTTAGCATTCACATAAAAACTTTGTTCTTTCATAACGATAAAATTTAAAATTAATAACCACTACGCGAATATACTGACTATATCTTTTACACGCGACATTTTTCGCAAAAAAAAAGAAAGGACACCTTTAAGACGCCCTTTCTTTCGTATTGAGTTATTACAAGAACTCAATCAATTGGGGTTTATTTAAGTAAAAACACAACATAGTTATATTCTACAATAGAATTGTCAGAACTAAAGAACATCTTGCCATCTACAATAGTATTTGTCTTTAATTCAATCCCACTGGTTTTTTCTACCGTAGCATCAACAGCCATATTATTCATCCAATCGGGAAGCGATACAAACCCCTTGCTTATAGTTTGGTTCGTATGGATATAAACGACATAACCCTCTTTCGTGCGATGGTAGAAACACTGAACTCCATTTACGGGCTTATACCAGCACATGAATCCTTCAAACTCTCCGATAAACGATGCTGGGAGTATATTATCCTCCTCGTTGGTGGTTTGAAGGATATTATTGTAGAACTTATTTCCAGCAGCTGGATACCATGAACCAACCTGATGGTTCATAGCAATATAATTGTTCCTGACACTCTTAACGGACATCCCGCGCACAAGCGAATGACCTCCAGCGCAACCATACAAGACAGCATCTTCATCGTCCATAAGGTAACAATACGCTCTGTCTGGCATATCGTCAACATTCACAAGGTCCGAAGTGCTCCTGTTGTATGATACTTGCGAGTGCGAACCATCCACTGAGATAAATTCTTCGCGGAAGTCTATGTCACCATCATGCTTCAACATTTTTGGAATGTAGATATGGGGCTTGTAGTTACCTATCTGGAACGGGAACTGAGGCACGACATCTATGTAGTGAGTAAGTGGGTAAGGGTAAAGGTTATTCAAAACAGTGTTCGAGGTTAAAGAAAGGAATCCCTTGTCCCCGCTGACGGTGAAATGCCTGTCAAACTTCAGCATTATCCCATCATAGACAGGAGTCGGCCACCACTGCTGAACTGGGATTGGGTTATAACCAATTTGCTCGTAAGCAAGCATTACTTCCTTACAATAGTATGTTCCCTCTCCAGCATTTTTGCCATCAATCAATACCCTTACATTATTCAAGGAAGACACCTGATAATCCCACCTATCGGTAGCGGACACCTGCAAGGTTTCTCCGCTGCTTACATTTCTTGTGATGCTTGTAATTGCCGCAGACGCATAATATACCCAATCTCTTGTCTCCTCACCAGGTACTCCTGTTTCATTAATTACGGGCAGAAGGTATATCTTATTTCCGTCGATATTCCCAATGGTATAATGTCGGGCGAGTTGGTCCACCCATTCACTCCCAATATCGGAAGAAGCCAGCCCGTGATTGGCAATCGTAACGACTGGCGTAGAATAGCCGTGATTGCTGAACATGGGCCCAAAGTTTGCCGTGAACATTGGAGACTGACTATCGTCACAACGCTGATAGCTTTGTTTAGCAAGAATCTCTGAGTCAGTTTCGCCTTTTGCACCTACATAATATGCTTTCTGCATGATACAGTTTCTGACATAGGCAAATGCTTTATAATAATCGAAAAGTAAGATGCCATCATTCACCCCGTCAATATGATGCCTTACATAAAAACTCTTGTCTTCCTTCACGACAACTTTCAGCGGGGCATTCTCCACTTCGTTATTTATATCAGCAATATTGAAGTAATCACCAAGAATTATTTCAGATACATTGTATTTGCTGGAATAAGCCTTAGCAACATTCATCTTTATCGTACTCGCATTCCCAGGAATAGAAAGGACAGCAGCGCTAAACTCTGTATCTTCCGTACCAGTCCCGCGGTATGTATCATATCCGATAAGGTTGTCATTTGAATCCCAATAAGAAATGAAGTACAAGTTAAAAGCAGCTTGCATATAACCACTGAAGCAGTAATACTTTGACGGGTCTATATTGTTATAAACATAGACGTCAAAATAAGTGCTATTTTCCACAGTTCCATTGTAAACGCGCTTCCCCTGCAACACGGAATCAGGCGTAATAACGCCAACTGTCTGCCTTCTTAATTGTAGTTCATGGGTTCTGCACAAACTGTTCGTTGATTTAGCCAGCACCTCCGTCGCAGTTACATTACTTATATCAATAACATAGTCAATATCGACTGTTTTATAATATTCTGCGTTATTATTAGACAGTATAATATTCGTGACTCCAAGCAAAGAGCCATCGGGAACAGACCCATCAGAAGTGGAACCTATGCGATGCGCTGTGGAAATTTCAAGACTGTTGTACCACCATATGTTACCTACCGTTACATTCTTGAAAGATACTGTTTTTGTGAATGGCTTTATGAATAATAATAGGCAGTCAGCAAAGTTTGAGTCAATAATACTATCTACACTGTCAATACTTAATACTTTCCTTTTCAGAATAGCGAATCCCTTTGCGGAGGACTCTGCTGTCTTGTCCACATCCACCCTATCAATCAAAAAATTATACTGCTGAGAGACGACCAAGTTATCATAACCACCAGGATTCGACTCGTGGGGCGCATTTATCAAGCATAATACAGCGCCAGGCGAAACATTACCATATGATGTTCTTTCTATAAAAGCAGAATTAAGCGGGTATGGTGAACTGTAAAAATTGAACACTCCAACCGTTGCGCCAGTAACAGAAACTTGCTTTGAATATTTGTTAATTAGCAGCCAAATGCAATCATAATTTGAGTTTTCGGCATATACGCCATCTGTTACAACGTGATTGTAGTCTATATATACGTCGCCAGAAAGTAGCTTGCTTACCCTTATGTTTACCCTTATGTCAGAAGCCAGCACGCCACTACTTTTCACAGGATTGTTACTTCCGTCTGTCGGTAAATTATCAATCCGATAATCATAAGTAACAAATGCAGCATCATACCCGTCTGGATTAAGTTCATGTGAGAGGTTTTTCAGGCACATAACCGCCCCATTAGGTACTACTCCAGTATCGTTACTGGAAATATACGAATCTGTTGATGGAACTGGAGAGTTGAAGAACAAGAATTTTCCAGTATATGATGCTCCAATAATATTTACTTTTACGACATTTACGGGAATAAAAATCCAAATACAGTCTATTGAGTTACTTGAGACGTACGAAATAATGTCGCTATCTATAGATATTGCCTTGTTATACTCGATATATGTATTTTTGTTCAGCGCTTTACCCAAGTTTTTGCCTAACTGACTAATCTCGTCTTCAAGATTTATCTTCTCCCAATCAACTTCACTTGAACTCCATTCATCATTATTCAGGAAATAAAGTACATACTTATTGTCAGAACTCGATACGAATTTCACAGACATTCCACCCTTGCGGTAGGCGGGGGGGACGTTGGCACCGTTGGTGCCGAGGGCGGCGGATAGATCGGCATAGGTGGCGAGGGTGCCGCCGGTGGCATGGTAGGCGGAGATGTCAAAGACGCCGAGCTGGTATTCCAGAGGGGTTGACCAGGCGGAGGAGGTGAGCCAGTCGTTGGTGGTGTCGTCGGAGGTGAACTGGTAGGTGAGCCAGTCGGAGGTTGTGGTCTCCTGGAACGTGATTAGGAGGCCGGGCTTGCGGTAGCCTGAGGGTACGGCGTTGGCGGCGGCGGTGGCGTTGGCGTAGGTGGTGCCGGCGTTGTATTCCGTCACGTTGAACACGGCGGTGTCGGCGTCGAGGGTGCGGACGGCGAGAAGGACGTACTGCGTGCCGTCCCAGGCGTACATCGAATAGGCTGTGTCGTCATATTCGCTACCATTCCAGAAAGCAACACGGTAGATGGTGTCGGCTGCACCCGTGGCGGGCAGGACGTCTGTGACGTCGGTCGTCTCTTCGGTTGCCTCGGCCACTGCCCACTGCTGCCGGTCAGTCGCAATCATATTGTCGATCTGTGTCTGACTGTACGTCTCGTTCTTGCGGTAGGTGTCATCGTTGACGGCCTGTTGGTCGGCCTTGTTCTGTTCTATAACACCCTCCACTTTGCCGAGGGTGTCATATTCTTCAGTCGCCGTGCCGACGAGTTCAGCGGCGGACGCTGCGATGCGTTCGTCAACGCTGCCTCCGTCGCCTACAGCGGCTTCCAACGTGTCAAGGCGGCCATTGATGGTCTCGCCACCCTGTCCGCTTTCGCCAATTTCGTTGTTTATTGCGGTGATCTGCTCCTGAAGAGCGTTGTCTGCCTCCTGACGGTCGAGCACTTCCTTTTCGATGTCCGTCTTGTTGGGCATTACCTGGTCTAATCTTTCCTGGACTTCAGGGCCGGTGTTGTTTAAGTCGTAATTGATTGCCATATTCTTTTCCTTATTAATAGATGTCTTTTTCTTCTTTGCGGACGCGCAGCTGGCGGCCTTCGCTGTCCATGAGCGGACGCTGCTGGCTGTCGCGCAGATTCAGGTATAATGTGTTTACGTCGGAACGAAAAACACGCTCATAGGTGACGTGCTCCTGCCCGTCATCGTGTACGGGCTCCGGCCACTGGGCGTTGCACTGGAACCGCGGGCGGGGATCGTCAACGACGAAGCACAGCCATTGGATGTCCACCTCATCGCGCACGCCGCTTTCGATGTCCGTGTCCGGCACAAAGTAGTGACAGGTGGCCTTCACCATGCCGACCATATCCGTGCTGTCAACGAGCATGTAGATATTGCCGTCTTCGTCAACGGGCATCTCGTCCTTTTGGATGGTCATCGCGCCGCCGAGCAAGCCGTAACGCAGCTCCACGTAGTAGTCGTCGCGGTGCTGGTCGAAGTCGGCGTGGTGGATGGTCATCTTCCACTTCGCTATGTCTCCCTGGAATACTATATATTTTGCTTCCATCTTACTTTTCGGGTTTGATTGCTTGCTGGGTTTACTCTACAATTTCATATAGGGTTTAACGAGGTAGTCGAAGCTGTAGCGAACGGTGTATAGGTTCGCAGGATTGCTTGGCGTGCGGTGTTGGTAGCTGTTGTCCGTCAGCAGTAGCGTGGCCTGGATAATGGCGGGCGGAACGGCACCGCCGTTCATTTCCTTCAGTTCGTCGAGCGGTCGGCGCAGCAGGGCGAGCATGGTGTCTTCGGCTGCGCTGCCGTAAAGTTCAAGCAGGGCATCCTCACAGTCGTAGTCGATGCGGCTGTGCTGCTTGATGTAGTCGATTGTCAAATACTTCATATTATATTCCTTTATATTCTTTCGTGGCGTCGAAGGATGGGCACGCCTTCGCAGCATAGTCGCGGTGGCCGTGGATGGTGGCCGTCGGGTAGAGCGTGCGAAGCTCCTGGAGCAGGCTGAGGAGTGACTGCTTCTGGGCGGTGGTGCGGGTGTCGCTGGCGGTCTTGCCATTGCGTTGCACGCCGCCGACGTAGGCGACGCCGATGCTGCGGGTATTGTGGCCCTCGCAATGGGCACCGGCGATGTCGATACTCCTGCCGGAGTGAACGGTGCCGTCACGATAGACGACGTAGTGATAGCCGATGTCAGAGAACCCTCGCTGTAGGTGCCAGCGGCGAATCTCGTCCACGGTGTAGTCCTTGCCCGCTGGGGTGGCCGTGCAATGGACTATTATCTCGTTGATGTACCGCTTTGACTTCGGCAGGAGGCTCACCAGTCCCAGCAGCATGAGCGTTCGCATGCCGCAGATTCCGTCGGCGGTGATTTTGTTTACCGTCTGGAACTCGCGCACGGCTTCCTCTGTCAGCGGCCCGTACTTCCCGTCCGGGCAGATGTGGAGTGCCCGTTGGATGCGGGCGACGGCTTTGCCCGCGCTGCCACGTTTGTATATCACGCTCATTGTTTCGGCTGTTTATTGTTCAACTCCTCTGTCAGGGTCACGGGCTTTCGGTTCTTGCAACCTAACAGCCCGCACAACAAAGGGCGCATGCTCTCGACCTGCCGTCCGTTGCGAGCAACGTCGCGCTGAAGGCTGCGCACCTGTTCTTCCAATTCATCCTGACGCTTTCGCAGTTCGTCGCGGTCATCGCGCAGATGCCGGCGGTCTTCCTTCAGTTCGTTGATGTACGCCTTCTGCTCGTCGCGGTCGGTCTTGATGTCCGTGATTAGCTGCTGATAGACGTCTTGCACCTCTTTCACCGCCGTTGTCTCGGCCTGCATTGCGTTTGCCTCTTCCTGTTTGGTCTTGGCGATTTCCTGACGTTTCGACAGCCGCCAGTGGAAGAAATACCCGATGCCGCTGCCGCCAATCAGCAATCCGGTTACACTGATAATGTCCGATAATGTCACATCCATTTCTATTTCATCTTTTCCTTTCGTCGGCCTTTGCGCTTTGGGTTTACCAAAGGGCACAAAAAAGCCGGGCGCAAATGCGCCCAGCCAAAAGGACATTTTTAGTCTTCCTATACTATTTTCGGAGTAAAAGTATAGTATTACCCGGATAAAAGTATACTATTAGTACAAATCCGTATTCCGACACAGCTTCTCATCACCGTCGATGCTCAGAACTTGGCGACGTTTTTTGTTGACTTTGCCCATGAGACCGAACAGCGTCATCGTCATTTCTGTCACTGTATTTTTGCTTGACCCTATCCTATTATATAATATAAGGCTTGCTTCGGCAAACAGGCTGTCTGCTTTCGAGAACGACACGCCGTACCTGAGCATATATTTTTTTACGAGGAACGGCTTCTGACTCTCGACGTAGGCGATTGCCTTGTGGATGTTGCCCGTTCGATAGACGCTTTCCATGATCTGAATCTCTTTCTTCTTCCGACGAATATAGTCCATACGGTTAGCCGCTGCATCCTGCCGCGCCTTGTGCGCCCATTTTAACATGTCGCATTTTTCGACGATTCCCTCTCTTGTTACGTTATACTGACTCGGGATGGAATCGTAATCGACTCCCATATGTACCGCGTAAAGTAGGCGGTTGTAGGTCACTCTCCGATAGGTGTTGCCCTGTCGTATCATGAATGATTTTTTATGGCTGACATTTATCTTCGTTCCTCGCCAGTTGAAAATATCGCCTGTTTCCAGGTCAATTCGATAAAGGGGAAATCCTTTAATCTCTTGCATTGCCATAATTACATCCGTGTTCGTTTCTTACTAATAATGACTGCGCCGGTGATGAGCAGGGCGATGAGCGATAGGTCGCCCAGCGTCATGCGCGTCTGCTGCCACCATGTCAGCGGGCAAGGCACATACTCGGGTACGGGGACGGGAACGGGGATGCTGTCGTGGCGGAGCTCGCGCACGGTGTCATGGACAGCCCTGTCCTTATAGACTGTGTGCCAGCGGTCGATCGTCATCGTGTCGCCATGTTCGCGAATGTAGATGCTGTCATGGCGATAGACGTATTCCTTCTCGGTCTTGGCCTTATAGACGGTATCGGTGCGGACGCGCTCAACCTCGACCACCTTCGTCACCGTGCGGCAGCTGGTCAGCAGTAGCATCACCACAATCACCACGGCAAACAAGAACGGACGCCCACAGCCGCCGTACTGCTGCTGAAACTCGTAATACTCGCGCAGGGCGTCGTTCATCTCCCTGTCTTTGGGTTTACTCTTTTCCATTGTTTCTAAGTTTTAACACATTCTGGCCAGTTCCTCGTCGCTCGTGCGGCTCAGTATCTCTACAGCGATGGCACGGCAGTACGACTTGGCAAACTGATATTGCTCTTCTCGCGGCATTCCAGGAGCGGCACGTAGCCGTGAGTCCCATTCCTTTGCGATTCTCTCTTCAGCCCAGAACACCGTCTCGGCGATGTCCGACCATCGCTTGATGGCTTCTTCTCGTGTCATTGTTCCTTGTTTTGTGGGTTAATGATTTGATGAATCTCTTTGTCTGATTTCACCTGGTCGTAAATGATGTTCATGATGTCATTGTGGCCATAGACGTAACCGGCTGCGAAGCAATCCTTCGCCCATCCGCCTGCCGTCTGCTCACCGATGTCGTAGCCTTGCGAACGGGCGTCGTTGCAGAAGTCCTGCCAGGCATTTTCGATGAGCGCACCGGCCTGTTCGTTGTCTGGTAATATGATTTCCATTGTTAATGTCCCTGATTTTTCCACTGCATCGACGCCTTGCTGTACGTCTTTTTGTCTTGGAACTTCATCATGCGCCTTTTGTCGCGGGCATAGATGTCGATATGCTTCTGGTGGTTCTTGTGCATCCGCATGGCGTTTTCCGCATCTTCTTTGTACATAGCGGCCAGCTTGCGGTTGTATTTCTTTTGAATGCTATCTTCCAACGCTTCGCCCCTCTCGGGGTCGGTGCCAGGCTTCTCAATACGCCATTCCTCGGTTATCCATAATTCGTCGAGGATGTCAGGTAAGAACGACACCATCGAACAGTTAAAATAATACCACCGTAGGGATCGGTATCCATTTAGGTCAAGCACTTGCTGGACGCTGTGCATATTCCATTTACCAAACCAGAACACGCTTTTTCGTGCCAAAGTTCTGAGCCTTAATGTTTCGCTCATAATTTCTTAATAATTATAACATTCCATTGCAATATCGTACAAATTTCGGTCGGTCAATATCTGCTCGCGGCACGAGGCAAATTCCTTCTCCTGAATGCCGCTGCACATGTCGTAGGTGATAAAAGTCTTCACCACGTAGATGTCTCCGTACACCTGTCCGAGCAACACGCCGTCGGGCACGCAGCAGCTCTGGTGCTCTTCTCCGTTCCATCTAACCGACCGTCCGACTACGCGCTGATTGTGCGTGTCCTTTCCGTGTGCGTTATGCTCGAAGTAGTGGCGGATGAGTTCGATGCCCGACTTCGGGACGTTTGCTCGCGCGGCATACTGCTTCCAGAAATGCGGAATCAGCACCATCGGACGGATGAGCATCTGGTCGTCGAGCCAGTCGGTGTAGATGGTAATCCCGTCGGCCATCCGTCGCAATACGGCAATGCCCGTCAGGATGCGCTTCATCCGTTTGTCGTACATCCGTGTAAAGAAAAGGTAACGAATCTTGCGCGGCGAGGTGTAGTCAAACCACATGTGGACGGGGAAGCGGGTGCTTTTCAGTACCCGCCTCCGCTGCGCGTCCAGTGTGTGCCGCCACCAGCGCGTCATCGCCTCGCGGTCACGTGCCAGCTCGTCGTACACCTCCTCGTGGGTCATCGAGTCAACAATCATGCTCGTTGTCGTATTCGCGTTCCATTTCCATTTCGATGTCTTCCAACTTCTGGGCAATGTCTGCCAATTCGTTTTCGATGCGTGTTGTCGGCGAATCTGCCGGGTCGAACATTACGGTCGATCGGTCGCCCTTGCTCTCCCACCATTCTTCGAGCTTCTGCGCAAGATGGCCGGCCACGTTGACTGCGGCAATGGAAATCTCTTCGGCGGTGTCATCCATTTCAAGCATAGACACGTCGTTTTTGATTGTGAACTCTCTGCTAATCTCTGCTGCAACCTTGGCAGCGGTCTCGGCTACGAAAGCCTTGTACGTCGTGTTAAGATACATAATGATAAAAATTTAATTGGTTAATAACTTCATTGTTGCACATTCCCTTCGCTCAAATCAAACACATAGCAGGCATCGAGGAGCGCATGGATGGGGTCTATCTTCGTGTGCTGCTGGGTCTTGCGAATGGCGCGGAGTTCAGATGATGAAATCTCCACCTTCGCATTGCCGAAGCACCAGGGCCAGAGAGGGCTGTTGGAGAGATAGAGAAACGGCGTGTCGTTGGTGTAACTCCAGCCGCCGCTGTCGATGTTGTACTCCTGACCCAATAGCAGCCACTCCAACTTTTGGATCAGTCCGTTCATGTTGACGAACGACTGCGGCACGGGCACTACCATGCGTTTGATGGTTGCCGCGTCAATGCCGAGGGATTGCAACCACGCCTTGATGGTGTTGATGGGCTGGATGCTCTGCGCTGGGTCGTAACCGAACATAAACAGGTTCAAGCCCTGCTGGTTCTTCGACATCAGGTCGTTGATGGCGAGGTCAGGATTAAATACTTCGCCAGGGCACTTCTTCAGCCATCCCTGCTCAATCCACATTTCGTACAACTGGCGGTTCGGACTTTCATTCAGAGCCTTCTCCACGATCCACACGTCACAATCGGCGAACATACGGTTGTCTGCTGGCTGGTTCTGATTGTAGTTGACTCCAAGGTAAGAGATGGCAAAGAGGTCATCATTTCCACCGAAATCAAGGCCGACAAACACATTCCAACCGTCGGCATATTTACAATGGTCTATCCGCCGCTCAATCTGTCGCGGTCGTATCTGGTCGCCACTAAGCCACTTCACAAAGCGGTCTGATTGCCACATGTTCATGTCTTTGGAAAGCACCTCCTGCTTGGTGTCTTCGCTCATGGCTGCTTCATGCAGACGCTCGCGGTAGTAAGTGGGTTGCACCGTCGTCCCGATGCTGCGGTTGCATTTCTTGAACAACTCCGTGTCGTCGAGCTTCGAGAGGTCGTCGGTGATTTCAGGCTTGTCAAGTTGCAATAGGAATGCAGTCCACACGTCTTCATCTGTGCGGTGTGGCTCGCCCAGCGGATAGTCCATTTCCCGTTCCAACATCTGCTCCACCTGCTCCAACTTTGCCTTATATGGCCCATTCTGAATGCGTCCTGCTGTGGTGGTGTGAAGCAGCAGTTTTTCACGTCGCGGACCCGTAGAGCCGAAGCAGGTATCAACCGCCGCTTGCATATCACTGGAACCATTGATATATCGAGCCTGACCGTGCTCGTCGGCATGAACCACTGATGCATAGAGACCGTCCTTCGGGGTCTTACCCGCTGCCATGCACTTGATTTCGCCCTTCATCTTCAAGCCGGGCTGCCAGTTCATCTCGTTTCTGGTGAGACGGAAAAATTTTCCGCCCATACGGTTGATGCACGTAGGATCGACTTGCATGGCAAACTCCTTGATGGCCTTAAATGCTATGCGGCTCTGCTCTGAAGAGTTCGTTACGATAAGTGCCTGACCGTTCACATCTCCGAGGAAACATACCTCCACGAAGTCCACCGCCGCGCCAAGTTCCGTTTTGCCGGATTTACGAGTCAAAAACCAATGGCTTTCTTGTGTCAGCCTGCGGGTGTCCCATACCCATCCGTCCTTCACCCATTCCGTCGGCAGCAGCGCGTCTCCCTCGTGGTATTCGCGCTCCATTGGGACATCCACCTTGAAGGAATAGATACACCAGATGAGCCACACCTGAAACGGCATCAGTCGGACATGCTGCGAACCGCGAGGGGTGGAGAACTTCAGACCGCCCTTGACGTGACGACCATTCTCCCAACTGCCCTCGATGGCTCGCAATGTGCGCTGCACTCGTGGGATGTCCATTGCGTAACTATCCATCAGTCTCAGTTCCTTGCGGATGCCCAAAAGCTCATAGTAATTTGAGTGTGATGCGTTGTTGCTGATAGCGTCCTCGATGTACAGCATCAGTCGCTCGTCGCACTCGTTCAGCCTTTCCGCATAACGAGGCAGTGCCTCCCGAATATCCGAGAGGCACTGCGCTTTATTTTTCCAATAATCTTCAAAATCTTGCATATCTTATTGTTCTTTGAATTTCCAACGATAACCGCCAGCGGTCTTGTATTCCTTCCGCTGATGGACACAACCGCGAATCTGTGTGCGCTGAATACCCGTCGCCCTCGAAGCCTCGATGATGCTGGGGTATTCCGCCACGATATTGTTGTCAGCGTCCAACTGCTGCACGGGCTTCGACCGCTTGCCCTTGCTCCGCTCGTTGCGCGTTCCGTGGTTGCAATTCTCGATGTGCGTCACCCACTCCAGATTGTCGGAACGGTTGTTGTCCTTGTCCTCATCCTTGTGGTTCACCTCCGGCAGCCCTTCAGGATTCGGCACGAAGTATTGAGCCACCAGCCGATGCACCTTGAACGGCTTGCTCACCCCGTCGATGTCGAACAGCCCCACCTGGTGATAACCTCCTTGGCAAATCTTGTGTTTCAACTCTCGAGGCTTGATGGTGTAAGGCTTCACGCTGCCCCACCTCGTCCGTCGCATAATGGTACGACCAAGTGACCGCACCCGTCCGAGGTTGCTCACCTCATACAAACTTTGTAGCCTTCAATGTCTTTCCAAATCTCTTCCATACGCTCACGTCAGTCTTTTCAGCGGTGCCAAGTCTTGGAGTCCTGGGTCGATGATGTCAACGGTCATGCCGAGGGCTTCTGCAATCTGCTGGATGGTGACGTAGGCCACGCTTACCAGTTCGCCCTTCTCGATGCGCCCGATGTGCTGACGGGTCAGCCCCGCACGGTCGGCCAGTTCCTGCTGACTGATGCCCTCCAACTTGCGCAGGGCAGTGATACGCTGCCCCATGCGCTGTGCTTG